GGCGGCATCACAAGAGAGTTCCGTGAAGATTGGCGCGCGCGCTGGCATTACGAACAGTGCATCAGGTTGAGCCGGACCAAGAAAACAGGCAAATCTGGCTAAGCCCTTGCCAATGGCATACCACCTGTGTATATTGGAGGTGTTCAGGGGAGAGATCCCCACACCTCCCGCCCACAGGGCGGCTTTGAAAATGAAGATCCTTTCTTCGACTGGTACTGCTTTCACCGAGGCTCAGCTGGAAGCAGCCTTTGACAAGGTGGCTGATCCTGCTGATTGGCGGAATCCCATCTATCAGGTGGTTGATCGTGATGATGTGCATGTGACTGTGTGCGCCGTGCGCCACTTCACTGCTGCACCGATTGAAGTAATCGACCTTCAGTGGGGCGACGAGTTCATGATCAAGTCTCCGGGCTACCGTCTCGGACCGGCAGGAGCCTGAGCCCTTCGGGGCTTTTTTATTAGCTGGGCAGCATCGCCTGATCTAACGAGGCGATGTGCCCAACAGCCTGCTGGATTAGTTTGCTTTGGTGCCACCCCTGCCGGGTAAGCACCGCGCACAGGCTGCGTAACTTTTCCAAGTCATCGCAGCTGTGAATCTCCCGTACTGTCGCCTCCAGGTAAAGCTCATCTTCGAGCGTCTGCTCGATGATCATCCACTCCATGGGAGCCGCGCAGCTGCTTACGCTATAGCGGGAACAATCAAGCGACGCTAGGCATAACCGTTACATGATTGTTGTAATGGCCAACCCCTTCAAGGCCATAGTGCTTCATTGGCACTTCTGACATCCGGTGAAAGACCATCTGCCCAATCTTCAGCCCTGGGAACAAAGGCAGGGCATGATGCAAACGCTCGTTCTTCAACTCCAGTGTCAGCTTTGATCCGTGCCAGCCTGGATCGCACCAGCCAGCAAGCATGTGACCATAAAAAGAGCGAGCACGGCTTGACTTGAGTACAAACTGCGCGCTGAGATCGGTGGGCAAGTTAAACGACTCGCGTGTTTCAGCCAAGCAAACTTCGCCGGGGTGAAGCATGAACGGGTCATCTTCTGTCCGGTGCGAAATGTCTACACGCACAAGCTCGGGGCTGTAGATGCTTTCGACCATCAAGTGGTCACCAAGCAACACATCTAACGATGCCGGGTTGACTAGCTCCTCATTGAAGGGGACGACCATTTCGCTTTTCCGACACCTGGCGATGATCTCCCAGTCACACAGAACTGCCATTCATTGCTTTAAGGGTGCAACCTATTGTGCCTCGACAAATATGGCCCAGCCGCTTCTGGGGCCATTGACCTGCCAACGTTGATGAAAGGCAGCCTGGCGCACACTGACGCGATAACCAGAGAGCGCAGGATTGTGCGTGCCCCGCTCAATATCTGGCAGGCCAAGAGGGTCTGACATAAGCCAGCTGGCGTCGTTGCTGTATCGCGACTGGTAACCGTGGATCACGCTCCAGTGCCCGCAGGTTTCTGAATCACACATCGGTGGCTCGCCGCGCAGCATGTCGCCTCGGTGATACCAGCCGACCAGCACAGGAGTGCCAGCGTCGATGGCCTCCATCACGTCTTCTGCATCAGCATTGTCAACAAAGCGAACCTGCAGACCAAGACTGCTCAGGGCTTTGACGTGAGCGTAGACAGAAGTCGTGTCGCCAAACTCCTCACGGATTCGCGAATACTCCTCTTGGGTTTTGATCTTGCGGTGATGGGCTGCTGCCATGGCGGCTGCGCTGGTGAAGCACATTCGCTGCCCATTCGGTAGATCGAGCTGGCGGAAGTATTGAGGCATCCAGACCTCTTGATCAATCCCGCTTGCTTTCCAAGCTTGGATCCACTCCGCATCCTCCTCCAGTAGTTCCGCTGGCATGGACTCCTCAAGCTGTTTAATAGCAGCCATGCGGTGGGGGACATCTCGTCTGTAGAACTCAAAAAATGGCAACAAGGCGAGGCCCATGGCCGAAAACAGCAGGGTCACTTGGATGATGCTGAACACGCCTTAGTGGTCAACTCTGGTGTCAGGCAGAAGCAATTCGCGTGCGTGCTTGCAGAAAAGGTCGTCGATGTCGTTGTCCGTTCTTGCGACGATCTTCTCAAGCATCGCCACAATCAGCTCTCGGAATGAGCGGGAGCGCCACATGGTCATCACCAAGGGCTTAAGTACCAAAAGCATGAGATTGCTTTGAACTTCACCAATACCTTAGTTCCGATTGCTGTGACCTTCCAATCGGGCCACTGACTGCTCAAGATTTGCCAGTCGCGCAAAAATCTCTTGGTCGCGAGTTCTGATGTCTGCGTGGAGAACATCAAGCCGACTGGCTAAGTTATCGACGGCGGTGGTCAAACGTATCAACGAGTCACGGCCCTGCTGGCTTTGACGGTTCATGCCGGTCAGCCCAGCAGACGCAACACCGACAGAGGCCCCAGCCACAGCAGCCCAAACTTCAACCACCATTCGACCCCTAGCGTCAAACCATCATGGCAGAGACCAAGGAAACGCAAGGCCAAGAACAGGAAGACCAGGGCCATGGCTGGCTTGGCGATCTTGTCCGCATCACGATCATGCTCTGGGCCATGGGCATCATCACGGCCAACTATTTGGGTTACTTCAAAGGATCGATTGATGTGACTTTCTCGGCTTCGCTGCTCGCCTCAACCGCTAGCACCTACGGCCTGACAATGAATAGAACAGGGAAGAAGAAAGAGGAGAAGAACGTTATCGTTGAGAAAGATTCCAAAGCTGGCATCAAATGACCCGCGCACTTTTGGTATTGGGCATCACATTGGCAGCCGCTTTGCCTGCTCGTGCTGACCTGACCCACAAGATTCAGAGCAGCATTAGCCTGCAAGTTGGCGGCTCTGTGACGACTGCAGAACGGATTGGTTCGTCGTTCACAATCAGCGGGAGCGGGGTGGATACCACTGACGGCACCACAGCCAACACTGTTTCGGCTGGCACAATCACCAGCGGTGTGTATTCACCAGGCACGATTGCAGTGACCCAAGACGTGCCTTCTGAGGCGTTCTCTTTTTCTCAGTCTTATACCCAGGCCGATGCAGTGCCGACCTCAGCGGTATCTGTTGGCGCTGTGCCTAACTTCTCCAAAATTACATCTACGGCTGCGGGCACCGCTGGTGACCTGGCAGGCACTATTGCCTCAGACGGCACCATGACGATTACAGCTGGCGGAGCAAATACGCTTGCGATAGGACAGCTCACAACGTCATTAACTATCGAATAATGCTATTGCTTTTGCTTTTATTGTTAGCACCTGCGGCACAATCTTTGCCTGTAGTTCCTAACTTCCAGCAGGGTACGTTAAAGTCAACAACTACTACGAAAACAAAGGTAAACGAGGTTATAAACTCCTACCAATATCGCACGGGATATGAACTAAGTGTCTCTGGTTCTAATATAAAACCAAGCGGCAGTGTTGCGCCTATGGGCATTGAAACAACAACCAACACGATGAACGGCGTGACAAGCGTGTGGCGCGGCCTTGATCCTGCATCAAAGCCGTCTTGGACCATCGTCAACGAAGGCGCAAGTTTTCAGTTTGTCGAGACACTTCAGGGACCGGGACTTGTGAACCACACGATCATCAACCGCGAGACTGATATTGAATCGACGACGGAGACTCTGAGCACCTTCACCCAATGAAGCGAGTCATTGCAGCCCTTCTGTTGATTGCTGCCCCAGCACAAGCACAGACAAGTAGTACAGCTGCACCAGTCGCAAATAGTTCAGGGTCAGTCACCAATCAGGCGGTTCAAGTGGTGCCATCCAGGCAGTTCACTAACACTTATGGCGGCGGAATCAGCTGCCAAGGTGCAACCCTAAACATCAATCCTTTTCTTAGTACAACTACAAGCTGGGCAGCACCTTATGAGCCGTATTATCAAGAACCTGTGTATGACACCACAGACCTGACAGGTGCCTTTGATCCTGAGGGCAACCCAGCACCTGATGGCCAGCCAGACTTCCCAGGCCGCGTGAGCTTCTACAAGCCAATTCGTACAGGCCAGAAGGACAACTTTTCAATCAATGGCGGCATCACGGCAACCATAAGCATCCCGTTGGACAGAAGTCACGTTCGCGCTTGCCGTGCAGCAGCAGAAAAACAAGTGGCGTTGCTCGATGCAAAGATTGCTGAATCCAGAATGGTTTACGAAATCAAGAGGATTAAAAATTGCGCAGATCTTTTGAAAGACGGAATTGTTGTGCGCGGTGTTTACGCTCAGATCTGTGCAGACGTATCGCTGACCAATCCACCTGGCGTTTTGCCACCCCACACACACAAGATCATTTCCCCAAAGCCCGTCTCAGATCGCGAATGGCTTGATTCCGGTGACGCTGGATCACCCGCCGCTGCTGTAAGGATTCCGGTTTTACCTTACGGCCAAGCTTCTGATTAACCTTCTTCACCACCTTCTTTGTCAGAGGCTTTGCCAGCTTCTGCAGCAGTGATGCGATGGGTTTAGCAAAGATGGCCGCAGTGGTTGCAAAAGCAGCGGTTAGGGCAACCGAAACAGTAGGACCAGCTGCAGGCACATAGTTGCTGACTACTTGGCCGATTGGCACAGGATCCCAAAGCTTTACGCACTTGCCGTCCCGCAGCTCATAGCCAGCAAGAACTTTTGTGGAGAGCTTGTTCAGAGAACCTAGAGGTTCAGCTCCAAAAGGTGGACACGGTGGATCTTTGGGCAAACTTGAGGTGTCGGGAGCTGTGCCCGGCGTTGTGGGTTGAGGGGCTTGAGCCGGATTTGACACACCCGGCTCTTTTGTTTCGTCCAAATCCAATGGTGGCGGTTTAGCTGGGCCATACGTCAAAGTTCCTGGCGTGTAATCCATGGCTGGAAACGATGGCATCGTTCCGTCACAGACAACAAAATTGCCTTTTGGGTCAGTGTCGTAGGCATCAGGGTTGCCTGGTTGTGCGCTGCGGCTTTCGACACATCCAGGCACATCAGCAACAGGCCAGCCCAACAACAACGTAACTGGCGGTTCTTTTGGAATACTCTGAGGCGGCATTGATTGCCATGAAGGGATCTCAGGAACTGAGATCGCAGGCACACCTATCTCAGGAATTTCCGGCATGAAGTCAGAACGGTTTACCGCTGGATCATTGTTTATCGAACGCACCCGCATGAGGGAAGGCCCCCCAGTGGTTTACATCTGCAAAAGCGGCTACACCTCCAAGTCTTTCACCGACACTAAGCAGCTTTTGGCTTTCATTCGGTGGCCTAAATCAACGCCCACGGGTACGGCCATCAGAGATTGGCTGGCGTCGTTTGAGCAGAAAGCTGAGACACCCGCGCCAGAAGCGAACCTTACTGAACGGATCAAGGCTGAAGGCTTCGGGCCGGAAGCTCATGATGATGACCCAACTGCTCATACCAAGATGATCACCTAAGCAGTATGCTTGGGGCTCCTTGGCAGGGAGTGATCCAGGCTTTTTGTTCGGGTCATTCGGTTAGCCCCGTTTCGGCGGGGCTTTCCTATGTCAAGGATTAAACCTGTCAATCGCGCGATTCAGATACCAAGTGGCTTTTTGCAGGTCTTGCATGGTGTTGCCTTTGTGCCATGCCCTCAGCAGATACTTGAGCGCCTGGCCCACTAAATAGCCAGTCACGGCATCAGGCGCGCCAGCCACCACATCCTCGATGACATCGATGGCCTCAACGCGGCCTTTGGTGTAATGCGCTGGTGAATTAACTTGATCGCTCATGGAAGCTTGAACGGCACAGCCGGGCCGGTGCTGGTCGGCAACTCTGGCATTGCTTGATCAATCTGACCAGGGATCACCTCGGTGAGATTGCCGCTGATGTCATCCATCATGTCGGCAGCCATGTCGTCGATCATCCCTGGGATTCGAGCAAAGGCAGCTATTGATAAGCCAACCAAAGCCCCGCTCATCACGAAACCAAGAACGCCAAGAACGTTGCAGATTTTCTGGCCCATAGTGATTCAGAGAAAACAAAAGGCCCCCTCGCGGGAGCCCGATGTCGGTCTGTGTGAGAAACCTGAGTTGGTTATAGCTCAGAACGAGAATTTGGCACCAGTCTTAAAACCAAGGCTAAGTTCATCCCCGGTGCTGAAAGAAATCTCACCGTAGAGAGGACCACCGCTGATGCCAGCTTTGCCAGTCAGCTCAACCTCGTTTTCGCCACTATCCGGAAGGACAGCTGCTGGACCCGCTTGGATATAAGCACCATTGTCGAAGTCGTATCCGACATGGGTCTCCAGGGTTGCGCCACCCGTTCCAGAGTCGATTCCCGCAGAGGCATTCAGCTCAGGGTTGATGTACCAATCGGCGCGGGCAGAGAGGGGAGCCAAGGCAAGTGCGCCAGCGGCTACACCAAAAGCAAGACGCTTGATCATTAGAAGAATTAGCGTTTTCCCTGGCCACGGTATCGCTTCTTCCCTCGTTTGGGGCGACTGTTTGTGCCATTGCCCTGTTTTGTCCGTTTGGGTTTACCGACAACAAAGTTGTTGCCACTGAGTGACTTCGCCATCAGTAACCGTCAGTTGACTCCAGGTTCTGATACTTAAGAGCAAGCCCAGTGAATAAACCGTGCATTGGGTGCGAGATCATGTCGCGGCCATCAAGGAAAAACAGCTCTTCAAGCCACAACGTCCGAGCAGTCATTGCCTGCACATCTTCCGCTCCAGGCTTACAAGCGATCATCGGATCAGGTCGTTTCATCATCACGAGGGTTGATCGCCAACAGGCTATAGCCCATCAGCAGTAAAAGCATCAAAGCTGTGACGCCAATCATTCTGCAGCGTGATCAGGGTCAGCAGTCCAAACGCCGTAAGTGTCGCCTTCGATGTACTGCTGCAAAGCTTCGA